TTTTCAAGGAAGAAGAGTTTACATCCCCGGAGATAAGGATAATCCACAATGGACATTGACAATATTAGATGATACAGATGGTAAAATATGGGAAACATTCCAAAAATGGAATGCAAAAATAGCCAATCCTGACCAAAATCTGGCAGATTATGGGCCTGCGGCGAAGAGACAAAGTTGGACCGTGAAGCATCTAGGTACAGATAACAAGACATTGAAAACTATACTTTTAGTCGGATGTTGGCCAACGCAAATTGGTGCAATCCAACTTTCAAACAGTCAAAGAAATACTCTAGTTACTTTTGATGTAACAATAAGATATGATTACTGGACTGCGGGGCCAGTCACCGCCGGAAGTACGGAGACTCTCTCTAGCACCTCGGCTGCTGGAACGCCAGGATCCAACCAAGCGGGGCCGCCGGCTCCATGATCGGTTAACTTTATACATAATTTGTAATATAATACGGAGTGAAAAATGGCTTTTAAGTTTTTTGGTTTTGAATTTGGCAAAGAAAAAGATCTCGGGACTCCTCTTATTGAACCCTCCAAGGGACTCGAAAAGAGTCCCGAGTCTTTTGTTGCACCAGAAACATATGACGGAACATACACTTTCGAGACTGGTGGTGTGTTCGGTACATATGTTGATTTTGCTGGACAAAATTTTTCCAGTCAAATAAAAGGTGAAAATGAATTAATAAAAACTTACAGATCAATGTCATTGTATCCTGAAGTTGATATGGCAATAGAAGACATTGTGAATGAAAGTGTTGTTCCGGGTGACAGTGAGAATTCAGTTAAATTAGATTTGGATGATGTAAATGTTTCAGATGTTGTGAAGAAAAAAATACATCAAGAATTTAAAAAGATTTTAAGACTTCTAGATTTTGATGATCGTGCCCATGATATCTTTCGAAGGTGGTATATAGACAGTAAACTTTATTATCACATTCTAATAGAGAATGATAAACCAGAAAAAGGCATAGCAGAAATTAGACCTATTGATCCAACAAAAATCAAGAGAATAAGAAAGGTTAATAAGTCTAATAAAAAGCAATTTGATCAAAAAGGAGGACCTGTAGAAATTCCTTTGGTATCAAATGTAGAAGAGTATTATATCTACACGAATACAGATAAAGACTCTCCATATCAAACCCCAACAACTGGTATAAAAATAGCACCAGATTCGATATCATACACTCATTCTGGACTTATTGACGGGAATACAAGAAGGGTAGTCGGTTATCTGCATAAAGCAATCCGTCCACTTAATATGCTTCGTCAGACAGAAGATGCTGTAGTAATCTATAGAATCTCTAGAGCACCAGAAAGAAGAGTTTTTTATATTGATGTTGGTAATCTTCCGAAGAACAAAGCAGAGCAATATCTGCGTGAGATCATGAATCGTTACCGAAACAAACTGATATATGATCAAGACACTGGTATGGTTCGAGACGACAGAAACCATTTATCAATGCTTGAAGATTATTGGCTTCCAAGAAGAGAAGGTGGAAGAGGAACAGAAATCACCACTCTCCCAGGCGGTGACAAAATGTCTCAATTAGAAGATGTTGAGTATCTTCTCAAGAAAGTATACCGATCTCTTAATGTTCCAATCTCAAGAATGGAATCAGAAAATGGTTTCAATATGGGAAGATCTGCTGAAATTTCCAGAGATGAGGTTAAATTTCAGAAATTTATCACAAGACTTCAAACTCGGTTTGGGGAATTGTTCTATTCACTTCTTAGAGTTCAATTGATTCTTAAGGGAATTACTACAGAGGATGATTGGAATGAGATATCTCAAGATATTAAATTGATATTTAATAGAGACACTTATTTTGATGAATTGAAAGAGAATGAAATTCTCACTGAAAGAATAAATATGCTAAATACAGTGCAGCCATTAATAGGCACATTCTTTACAGAAGATTATGTTAAAAAGCATATTCTTAAGATGACAGACGAACAAATAAGAGATTTAAAGGACTCTTTCGAAGAGCAACCACAGCAGATAGAACAACCTCAACCAGATCAAATGCCAACGGAGTAAAATATGGAAAACCTTTCCAAAATGATAGATGCAGCACTGATAGAAGATCGAGACGAGTTTCTCGACAATTTTGCTCATGAGGTTCTTGACAGAATCAACGAAAGAGTAAAGGCAATACACAGAACTGTTTCAAAGAATTTTCTGAATCCAGAAGGTGTTTATGTTGAACCCGATCTAGACGAAGAGGTTGAAGATGTTGAAGTGAATGAAACTGTCATTAGACATGCAATCGAAGATGTTTATTTTGAAACCATTGATGAAGCAAAGATTGCTCGTAAAAAAATGATGAAATCTGGTATGTGTGAATCATGCGTCACCCAAAGAGGCGAAAGACTTCTCTTTGATGTCAAGAGCATTGATGAAAACACATGGACAGATATCTATTACACAATCAAAGAAGTATCAGAAAATTCAATTTATAACCCATATTACGAGTTTGCTTACTTTATTCGTGAAGCACTTGAAGATGGTGAAGTTGAATTTGAACTTGCTGATGGATCAATCGCAAGAATTACAAGCGAAATGGCACAACAAATTTCCCGAGTTCATGATATGTTAAGCGGGAAAAACCAACAAATTTTCAGAGACAATGCAACTCTAAGCGAAGAAACATTTGAACAAATGATGAACTTCGTGGAGAAAGCAATTCAAAAACAGGAGGAGTCTGAATGAACGCCGCTTCAGAAATACTGAAACATGTCATGGATGAAAATCCAATTGATATCATGAAGACTCTCGACAGAGAACTTTTTGATCGCATTTCCTCTAGACTGGAAGAAAAAAGAATAGAAGTTGCTCGTCAGGTTTATGGCGAAGCACTTGATCCAGTTGGAAAAGAAGACGAAGACATCAACAATGACGGAAAGGTTGATGGAACTGACGGCTATCTTCATAAAAGAAGAAAGGCAATAGGAAAGGCTATCCATAAAAAGAGAAAAGGTCATAAGAAATGAAACTGATTACAGAAACAACTGAAGATGTTCGTCTTGTGACAGAAGCCAAAACTGACGGTGGCAAAAACTACTTCATTGAAGGTGTATTCATGCAAGCAGAACAAAAGAACAGGAATGGAAGGGTTTATCCATTTTCTATTCTTGAAAGAGAAGTTCTTCGCTACACCGCAGATCTAGTTGAAAAGAAAAGAGCATTGGGTGAACTAAACCACCCACAAGGACCAACCGTAAACCTCGATAAAGTATCCCACCTGATCATAGAACTTTATTTCAAAGGAAATGATTGCTACGGTAAAGCAAAGGTTCTTGACACTCCGATGGGTAAAATTGTAAAGAGCCTAATCGACGAGGGAGCACAACTAGGTGTTTCTTCTAGAGGTATGGGCTCTCTTAAGGATATCGGTGGTATCAATGAAGTTCAACAGGACTTCATGCTTGCTGCTGTTGATATTGTTGCAGATCCATCTGCTCCAAGTGCGTTTGTAAACGGTATCATGGAAGGTGCAGAATGGGTTTGGGATAATGGAATACTAAGAGAGAAAGAAATTCAAGAGATGCGACAAGAAATTGAGAGAACATCTAGAAGAGATAGAGAACAAAAGACACTTCAGATCTTTGAAAGATTCATGAGAGGACTCTCATAAACCGTCTACGACAGCAAAAGTTTAAATTTTATAAATAATTACAAAACCTCGGAGGTTAAAACAAATATGCCAGCCACAAATGTCAACAAACCAGTAGAAAGCGGAGATGTCTACAGAGACACTTCAGGTAAGGGTGCTGTAGTGAACAAGCCAACAAATGTTAGTGCCGACGCTAACAGATCAACAATTGCACCAAAGCCATCAGACGCTTCACCTGCAATTCAAACACCAGAACAAGTCGTTCAACCAGTCCCATTCAGAGAGCATTTAGATGTTCTTTTTGATGGACAGGATCTCAGCGAAGAGTTCATGGACAGAGCAGAAGTTATCTTCGAAGCAGCAGTCAACGAAAGAGTTGATCTCGTTGTTGAAGAACTCAAGGAAGCAGTTGCCGAAAGTTATGAAGAAGAACTCGAAGCATTCAAAGGACAGATGATCGAAAGAATTGACGATTATCTCAACTATGTTGTTGAAGAGTGGATGCAGAACAACGAACTCGCTGTCGAGAACGGTGTTCGCACAGAAGTCGCTGAGTCTTTCATCGAAGGTCTTAAGAACCTCTTTGAAACCAACTACATTGACATTCCACAAGAGAGAGTTGACATTCTTGAGAGACTCGTCACAGAGAACGAAGATATCAACGATCAACTCAACGAAGCAATCAACACCAACATCGAACTTTCTAAGGATCTTCTTGCATACCAAAAGGCAGAACTTTTCGCCAGTGTTGCTGACGGGTTGAGCGATGTTCAGGTTGACCGTTTTGCTTCACTCGCTGAAGGACTTGAGTTCGAAAGCGCAGAAAACTTCCTCGGTAAGTTAGAAGTTCTTCGTGAAAGTTATTTCGGTGGTGGTTCAACCACAACAGTCGATCACGAAGAGGTTGCTGCAACTTCACCAAGAGCAGCAGTTCTTAACGAAGACACAGAAATTCGTTCACCAATGGACATGTATGTCCAAGCACTTAGTAGACAGGCTCAGCAAAGACAAACATATAACAAGAATGTCAAAGGCTGAAATTTAATAAATAAAAAGACACACAAAGGAGCAAATAGATGCAATCCGAATTCGAACTTTTAAACACACAACCATTTGACCATCTTATGGAAAAATGGTCACCAGTTCTTGACCATGACGATTTTGGTTCATTCCAAGATTCGTATCGCAAGAAGGTTACTGCTGCTCTTCTCGAAAACCAAGAGCGCGCCATGCAACAGCAGTACCTCGCTGAAACCGCACCAACCAACTCACTCGGTGGCGGTGGTTTTGGTTATGATACAACACTAGCAGGTGGTCGTTCAACAGGACTCGCTGGTTATGACCCAGTTCTCATCAGCCTCGTTCGCCGTGCTATGCCAAACCTAATGGCTTACGACATCGCCGGTGTTCAGCCAATGAGCGCACCAACTGGACTCATCTTCGCACTCAAGGCTCGTTACGACAACCGAACCGGATCTGAAGCACTCTTCCAAGAACCACAAGCCAAGTTCTCAGGTCAAGGTTTCACCTCAAACGGTGCTGCTTTCTCTGCAACAGGCGGTGCAAACCCATTCGCTGATTCAGGTTGGTCGGCTGGTGGAAGAACAGGATCGTTTGGTGAATCATTCCGTGCCATGCTCACTGGTACTGCTGAAGGCCTTGGTAGTGGTGATGGTGCAGAAGACTTCAAACAAATGGCATTCACAATCGAAAGAATCGCCGTTGAAGCAAGAACTCGCGCCCTCAAGGCTGAGTACAGCACAGAACTCGCTCAGGATCTCAAGGCTGTTCACGGACTCGACGCAGAGACTGAACTCTCCAACATCCTTAGCACAGAAATTCTGGCTGAAATCAACCGCGAACTCATCCGCACTCTCTACTTCAAGGCTAAGACAGGTTGCAACCAAGGCGATCTTGCTGCTGTTGGTACTTACAGCCTTAACTCCGACTCCGACGGTCGTTGGTCAGCAGAACGATTCCGTGGACTTATGTATCAGATCGAGCGTGAATGCAATGTAATTG